GGGGATGCGGCGCCGGTAGAGAAACCCGGGCTTGCGATGCTCGAGATAGGGGACATGTGCGATTCCGGTCATGGGCGGACGGCCTCCGATGCGATTGCAGGGCATCGTGGAGTCGGGCATGAACCGGGTCGTGCACGGGTCTGTGCACCGATTTGTGCACCATTTCGTGCACTAACCGGGCAGTCGAGGCGGAATCTGCGACTCCGCTTCGGGATTTCCCAATGAAATCAAGGGTGACTTGGGATTTTGGCTCCGGCGGTAGGGATCGAACCTACGACCAATTGATTAACAGGCGATTTTTTGAGACCGATTCAAACCTTTGAAATGGTGACAAATTCGTATCTTGAGATACCGGAGACGCTTGTTTTATAATGACAAAACACGCTGACCAATTGACAGTTGACGACATGCGGCGTCACGCGCTACACTTTCAAACAGTGACAAATCCGGTGACAAATGGTGACAAATCCGGTGACAAGCTTTCGACGGGAGACCAATTGCAAGGCTGGAGATGGCGAGGGCCAAAGCAGCGAATCCGACCCGAGAACCGCCTGTTTCTGGATTTGTCACCGGATTTGTCACCGAAAGGGGGGCTAAGTGTCTAAACTCACAGACGGAAATCGCGGCACGATTGCCAAGGCGGATTTGCCAGCCAAGGGGCAACGCCTGGTCTTTGACGATCACCGGGACGCGCCGCGCGGCTTTGGGCTGCGCATCACCGCCGCCGGGGGCAAAGCCTTCATTCTGAAATACACCATCGACGGGCGCGAGCGGCGCAAGACGATAGGCGACTGGCCCACATGGTCCCTTGAAGCGGCAAGGGCCGAGGCACGCGAACTGGCGCAGAAAATCGCCAAGGGCGACGATCCGCTAGAGGCCAAGAGGCGCAGGCGCGAGGAACCGCTGCTGAAAGACCTTGCCGGGGAATGGCTCGACAAACACGCCTCGGGGCTGGCGAGCGAAAAGGCAATTCGCGGATACATCAACAACGATCTATTGCCAGCCATAGGCAACATGAAGGTGTCAGACATTCGCCGCCGCGACGTGATCGAGGTTGTCGAGGCCAAGGCCGAAAAGACCCCGCGCGCCGCCGCGCAGGTGCTGCTATACGCCCGCCGCCTGATGGATTACGCGACCGACCGCGACTATATCGCGGCGAACCCTTTGGCGGGCTTGAAGCCTTCCAGCATCACGGTGAAGGGCAAGCGCGACCCGCTCAAGGCCAAGGTGCGGGGCCGCGTGCTGGATCACGACGAAATCCGCGCTTTCTGGACCAATGCCGAGACAAGCGGGCTGCACCGCCTGACCGCGCTTTGCCTCAAGCTGGTGCTGGTGACAGGGCAAAGGCCGGGCGAGGTGGCCGGGATGCGCGAGGATGAAATCTCGGGCCGCTGGTGGACTATTCCAGCCGAGCGGCGCGGCAAGACAGATTCAGCGCATACCGTCTTTCTGACCGACACGGCATTGCGGATCGTAGCGGAGGCCAAGGCCGAGATTGACCGCCTGTCACGGCGCAGGGATGAACCGTGGCGCGGCTTTATCTTCGAGGCCACGCCTGGCAGGCCGATCACGAACGCCGCCTTGTGCCGCGCGGTGGACCGCCAGCACGTCGCACTAGGCGCAAAGGCGGTTCAGCCTTGGGGGCGCTGGACCCCGCACGATCTGCGCCGCACGATGCGCACCGGGCTTTCCGCGTGCCGCGTGAGGCCAGACATCGCCGAGTTGACCATTGGGCACGTCAAGGGCGGGATCATCGCGGTTTACGATCACCACAGCTTTGACGCCGAGAGGCAAGCCGCATGGGAGGCATGGGACGCCCGCCTATCGCGGATCGTGGCGGGGCAAGACCCGGACGCGGTGCAGGGCGACAACGTGGTGACGCTGGAAGGGGCGCGGGCATGAAGGCCGGATGGGCGAGCGCGCCGAGCGGATGGGCCGAGCGTGTCACGCTGACCGATGAGCAGCGCGACATGATCCGCGCCGAACTGGCATCGCGGCGGCTCGCGGTTTTCAAGGATCGAGACCGACAGGACGCTTTCTTGAAGCTGATCGAGGGGGCGGTGGCCTATCTGCGAACCCGTGAAGGCGCGCGACCTGATCCGCACCGGTCACAAGACCGGATCGCGGCGCTGAACAAGGCGCTAGTGGAGGCCGAGAAAGCAATCGAGCGCATGGGCCAGCCCGAGAGGGCCGCAATGGAACACGGGCAGGCAGGCCAGCTTGCCGCGTTTGCGCAGGACGTGGCGAGGATGCGAGCGCAGGCCGAGCGCGCCGCAGACGCCCTTGCCATGCCGAGAGGGCCGCAAGACCGAGACCGCGACCCGGCGAGGCTCTTGGTTCAACAGATGGCCGAAGGCTGGTTTTTCGCATTTGAGCGCAAACCGAGCGCGGCAGCGGATGGCGCCTTCTATGCCGTGGCAAACGCGGTGCTGGGGCAGACGGGGCACGCCGAACTCGGGAAAGACGCCTTGCGCGCGATCCTGAAAGGGGCGGTTTTTTAGGGCCAAGTTTCTCGAAATACCGACCCGGTTCGAAAGCCGAACTTGGGGGACATTGACCTCACTTTAACCGCAACCCGCGACTAAGTGAGGCCAAAATGAACCTTTCCGATCTAAAAGACCTCAACTCCGAGGACGAATACGCCGCTTGGCGCGGCGTCTCGACTCGCACCGTTCAACGCGAACGCGCGATGCGCGCTGGCCCGCCTTTTGTGAAAGTAGGCAGGGCGGTGCTCTACCGCCGCGAAGCAATCGAGCAATGGCTGCTGGCGCAGGAACAGGCGCAACCCCGCGCCAAACAATCCGCATAAGAAAACCCGCCCGCGATGGCGCGCGGACGGGGGCTATGTTTCGGCGATCTGAGCAGGATCACCCAATCTTAACACCGTCGCGCCAATCGGGCAAACCCTGAAAGGCACGAGCAATGACCATTCAAAACGACCGACGCCGCGAGATGGCGCGCAACTTGGACGCAATGACCGGCGACCTGCAATCGGCCCTTGCCGCGATGGACGCCGAAATTTCCGAAATGGAACCGGCGCGGATGTTTGACGCGCTGGCGTTTGCCGAGAAATTCGGCGACGTGCGCGACGAGCACCATCGAATCCTCCTCGAAAAGCTGCGATATGCAAACGCGGCGGAAGCCGCGCGCGGCAATCAGCCCCTCGACATCCACCTGAAGCGCCCCGACGACTTCTATCGTCTGCGATGGCATTTGACCGTGATGGACGGGCACGTTGTTGTCATGGATTCCGAATTCGCGTCTTTTAAGCAAGGGAAGGCCGCGTTTGACGCGCTCGCCGAATTCATCCGCATCGCTGGGCGCGAAGGCGAATTGACATTCGAACCGCCCGCGCAGACCGACGCCGATCCGGTGCCGTTTTGAGGGGGCGCGGGATGAACATGCAAAGGACTTTCCCGACCATCGCCGCCGCTGCGCTCGAATACGCCGCGCGGGGCTGGCATGTGTTTCCCGCCCGGATCAAGGACGGCTCGAAACGATCATACGTCGCGGGCAAGGCCAATGGTGGAGCACGCTGGGGCGCGACCACCGACCCCGACACAATCCGGGGCTACTGGACGCAATGGCCCGAGGCGCTGCTGGGGATCACGACCGGCAGCGATAGCGGGTTTTTCGTGATCGACGCAGACACGCCCGAGGGGCACGCCAAGGATGGCGTGGGCACCTTGCGCCGCTGGATCGAGGAGCACGGCGATCTGCCCCACACTATCGAGGCCACGACGCCGAGCGGCGGCTGGCACGTCTATTTCAAATGGCCCGCCGATCTGGAAATTCGCAACAGCGAAAGCAAACTCGCACCGGGCATCGACGTGCGCGGCGAGGGCGGCATGGTGCTGGCACCGCCGACGATCAAGCCGGGCACCGGCAAGGCATATCGCTGGAAAAATCCGCCGGGGTTTTTCGCCCTGGGCGATTGCCCGGAATGGCTGCTGAACAAGATACGCGCGGCGCAGGCACCTAAGCTATCGGAGCGCGCCATGTCTGGCGGCGGCTTGCAGATCGACACGGGCACCGCAACCGCTTGGGCCGAAAAGGCTTTGCGGGATGAACTCGCAAAACTCTTTGCGGCACCTGAAGGGCAGCGCAATGGAACGCTGAACGGTTGCGCCTTCAATCTCGGGCAGATCGTGGCGGGCGGGGAATTGACCGAGGCCACCGTCAAGGCGCGGCTGAGCGCCGCCGCTGCGGGCATCGGCTTGGAACCCGGCGAGATAGCCGCGACAATCGAAAGCGGCTTTCAGGCTGGCGCAAAGACCCCCCGAGGGCCAAAGGCTGGCGGGGCCAATGGCGCACCGGACGCGCGGGCGGCAACCGCCTATCGACAACCGCGCCCGAACAGGCCCGATGACGTGGACCTTAGCCACGATGCGCTTGCGACCGATCTGGGCGCACGCAGCTTCGACCAAGACGCCCGTCACGTCGCCACGTGGGGCAGATGGCTTTTCTGGGACGGCACCCGCTGGCAGATCGACGACCGGCTCGACCACCTGACCCGCACGCGCGCCTATCTGCGCCAGAGGGCCGTGGAATTGACCGACTGGGCCGAGCGCCGGGCCGCTGCTCTCGACGAAAAAGAAGGCGACAAGCTGCGCGCATGGGCAAAGGATCAATCCCGTTGGTTGCGCAACAAGATCACCGTGGCATCTGTTGAAAGTCTCGCCAGATCGAATCCCGCCAGCGTGGCGCGGGGCGACGCCTTCGACGAAAACCGCCTTCTGCTGGGCACACCCGGCGGAACGGTGGACCTGCGCACCGGAGAATTGCGACAGGCCGAGCGCGGCGACATGATAACCAAGCTGACCGCCTGCGCACCCGCACCGCCCGGATCACGCCCGGAAAGATGGCTGACCTTCTTGCACGAGATATTCGACGGTGACGCCGATCTGGTCGCCTTCCTGCAGCGCGCGGCGGGCTACGCCCTGACTGGACTGACCACCGAACACAAGCTGCTGTTTCTCTACGGCACGGGCCGCAACGGGAAATCGGTTTTCCTCAACACCCTGACCCATATCTGGGCCGACTACGCCCGCCGCGCGGCGGCTGAAACCTTCCTCAACAGCGCGATTGAAAAGCACTCGACCGGCTTGGCCGGGCTACAAGGCGCGCGGTTGGTCGCGGGCAGCGAATTGCCGGTGGGCAAGACATGGGATGAATCCGTTATCAAGGATTTGACCGGCGGGGACCGCATGACAGCCCGCTTCATGCGCGGCGACTTCTTCGACTTCGACCCGCAACTGACCCTGATGATCGCGGGCAATAATCAGCCGTCTTTCCGGGGCGTGGATGAAGCAATCCGCGCCCGCGTGGTGCTGGTGCCCTTTACCGTCACCATACCGCCAGAGCGGCGCGACAAGAGCCTGCCCGACAAGCTGAGGGCCGAGGGGCCGGAAATCCTGCGCTGGGCTATCGAGGGCGCGGGCCAATGGCTCGACAAAGGGCTGAACGTGCCCGCCAAGGTGGAGGCGGCATCCACCGAATACATGGATGGCGAGGACACGCTGGGCCAATTTTTGATCGACGAGACCACGACAGACCCGGCGGGATTTGTCACAACCACCGACTTGCATGACCGCTTCAAATTCTGGTGCGAGCGGCAGGGGCTTCATGCCTGGACGCTGCACACGTTGCGCAAGGAATTGAAATCACGCGGTTTTCAGGACCACCGCCGCACGCACGGGCGCGGCTTCATAGGACTGAAAACCCGATGAATGACGCTTATGACGCTTTGGCCCTTATCCACCGTATACGCGCGCACGCACACGCGCACGCGCGCGCAATACGCGCGATATGTAGCGAAGCGTCATAAGCGTCATATCCGCCGCGATGGCACGAAACCAAACACACGAAAGGAACATGACATGACCGACACGACCCCCCGCGACGAGATCGCCGCGCACCTCTTCGAACGCCTGGCCGCCTGCGCCGAGGATATACGCCGAGGCGGCGCGATGGATGACCACGCGCTTGCATCCGTTTTCATGAGCATTGGCTTGACGCTGGCCCGCCACGCTCACGGCGCCGTGCAGGCGGCAGAATGGGCAAGGGATTGTGCCGACACGATTGAGCAGGCCGCTTTCGAGGCCGACGAATTTTCGTTGAATGGGCGGCTGCAATGATATATCGTAACACTGTCATCGGCGCACGCCTCGCGCTGCGCCGGAGACCCCACAGGACAGGTCACGCCGGGCGCTGGCCGAGATTGTGAGGCTCGATTCGACAAGCGGACCATGCCGCGCCTGCCGTAGCGGTAAAGCATGGCCGACAGATGCAAGATCGAGCGAAGCGCCTGCCGTAGCGGCGTCAAATCCCCAAATTGAAACGCCCATCGGGGCAGCATGAAAGGTGTGTCAAAATGAAACACGCAAAATTCCGTGGGATTCAGGCGGTGCGCGCGCAAAGCGCAGACGTTCGGTCCTATCTCGAAAACCTGAATTCGGACTTCAAGGCGTTCAAGGATGCGCACAAGGCCGAACTGAATGAGGCTCGCGCGGCAGCGGATGACGCCCATGCGAAGATCGCTGCACTCATGATTAACGGCACGGGATCGCAGGCATCGCACCGGCGGCTTTCGCCAGCGGCGGCGGCGGACTTCACGCAATATCTGCGCGCAGGCAAGATGGGCGACGCGGAGGTTAAGGCCGCGATGCAATCGGGCACGCCGTCCGACGGTGGCGCGAGCGTCCCGAAACAAATCAGCGACACGATCCTGGATCAGCTTGTCGAGCTTTCGCCCATGCGCCAGCTTGCCAGCGTAGAGCGCGCCACCACGTCCGACTTTTCGAAGGTGATCGGGCTTCGCGGTGCGTCCTCGGGCTGGGCCGCAGAAACCGACCCCCGGTCGCTGACCGACAGCCCGAAGATGGGCACGGTCGCGCCGACGATGGGCGAGATTTTCGCATATGTCGAAAGCACGTCCTGGCTGCTGGAAGATAGCCAATTCGACCTCGCTGCATGGCTTTCGGAGAATGTCACTGCCGAATTCGCAACCCGCGAGGGATCGGCTTTCTTCTCAGGCGATGGCACGAACAAACCGACAGGCTTCCTTGCCAAGCCGCAAAGCGCCGATGATGACGACGTGCGCCCCTTCGGGACCGTGCAAACGGTCGCAGCGCAGGCGGCAGCGGCAATCGAGGCCGATGACCTGGTGAATTTGATGGGCGCGCTTCGCACCCCGTATCGCCAGCGCGCGGATGAAGTTGCCTGGATCATGAGCCGCTCAACGGCATCGGCGATCAGGTCGCTCAAAGACACGACGGGGCGCTACCTTTGGAACGATGGCCTAGCCGCTGGCACGCCGCCGACGCTTCTCGGTTATCGCGTCATGGAAAGCGAAGACATGCCAAACATCGGCGCTTCGCAGGTTTCCGTGGCTTTCGGGAATTGGCGGGCCGGATACCTGATCGTTGACCGCAGCGACATGCGCGTGTTGCGTGATCCGTTCACCAAACCGGGCTGGACGAAATTCTACTTCCACAAGCGCGTGGGGGGCGACGTCGCGGATTCCAATGCGATCAAGTTGTTGCTCCATCCGGCGACCTAATCGAGACGCTGGGGCGGCTTCCTATGGGCCGCGCTAGGTGGCACGGTGCCTGGAGGGGCGCGCGGTGCCAGCCTGTCCCCGGCGTCTTGCCGCTTGCCGGTTCGGGGGCAGGCACCCCCCCCCGCCGAAAAGTTAACCATGCGCGTTACTGGAACCGGCGGCGGAAGTCTTTTTCTCGCGGCGTCAGATCGAAGGGAGTTTTTGATGGCCAAACGAAAGCCGGACCGCTTGAAGATTGTTGCGGGCACCGCGCGTCCTGATCGCATGAACCCGGACGCGCCTGCTGCGAACCTTGGCACCGCTGAGCCGCCGGATTGGCTAAGCGCGCGTGCTGGGGAGATCTTCGCGCAGCTATCCGCGACCCTTCACGGCATGGGCATTGCCTCGCCTGACGATCAAGCGGCTTTGGCGATGCTGGCGAGCCGTTTGGAGGAAATCGAGGTTTGCACGGCGGTGATCGAGGATGCGGGCCGCACCTACACCACGACAGCGACCTCGGGCGACCGGCTGGTGCGGGCGAGGCCCGAGGTGGCAATGCGCAATGAGGCCATGCGGCACGCGCAAAGCCTCTTGGCCGAGTTTGGATTGACGCCAGCCAGCCGGTCGAAGGTGAGTGCGGGGCGACCTGCTGAGAAAAGCCCTTTCGCGGCCTTGGATTATTTCACATGACCGACCACCTACCGCCCGACGCCCGCGAGGCGCACAACCGTATGTTAGAGGCATGGGACGCGCTCACAGAAAGCGTGCTGAGGCGCGAAGGCCCGGCGGCTGAGGCCAAGGCCCGAGCCGAAGGCAAGGCCGCTCACGAGGCCGCACAGGCGGCGCAGGACCACGTTAATCGGCTTCTGATCGAGATGACCCGCGC